CCTCCAAGTTAATATATTATTAGTTTTGTTCTACTCTGATAACAACTAGATCAAGGAAGCCACCAACATATCCTGGCTTACCGATGACAGTTTGAGCCCCTACTTTTTCAATGGCCTCAATCCGTCCTACAAATCGTTGATCCGTTACATCAGCTTCTGCAATTTCTTTGTATTTAAAGGAATTAGCTTGTAGGATTACTTTGTTTCCAATCAGGTCTGGTGATACAGAGAAAATGTCACCTTCAACAAGGTCGTACACTCTAAAAATTTGACCAGCTTCAATTTTGAAATTTTTCAAGTTATTTTGTGATCTGCGAGTCTGGTCATACATAATTTCATCTTGAGCTACAAGGGCAGCTTTTTTTTAGATGGATCAGTCGCTCTCTTAAAAAGGCGTAACTCCCGTTCTCCTTCATAAGGAGTGCCAACAACTCCAACGTGTCCATTTTCAACATTCAGTTTTGCTTTCACAGAATGAATATGAGCGCCACCATAAACGGCAGCTAAATTATCTAAACGAATAACTCCTGACATGTAAATGCCTCCTATAAATGTTTTTACTTTGAATATTTTTCAAACAACCCGCCATAAGCCATTGGTCTGTCGTCATGTTCATTATTGAATGGTATTTTCACAGTAGAGCCATTATCTTTTTTGTGAGAAGAAAATTTTGCCTTCTTTTTTCCTAGAAGGGTAAAGAGTTTTTCTTCAATTTGCTCAATGGATAGGTCTTTAGAAACTTCCTTCACTGAATTCATCTCATCTTCTGTTAGTTCAAGATTGAACTTTTCAAAGAGTTCTTTCACTTTTTCTTCACGTTGCGCAGATAAAGTTTCAGCTTTAAATAGCTTTAATTCTTTATGCTCTTCTCTTAATTTTGAATAGAAATGTTCAACTTCTTTTTCCTTGACCTCGACTTCAAATTTGAGAGTTTCTATAGGTAAAACAGAGAAGGTTTCTGAGGTATCTTCAATAAAATCAACGATATCAAATTTTTTACGCTTTTTAGTTGAAAAATCGATTGTAACCTTGTCTTCTGAAACACTAAAATTGAATCCATATAATAATCCATTTTCTTTATTATCAAATGCAAAAACCTCATCATCTTTTTGATCAGCATACTGGTAGCGAATTCGTTCCTCAGATTCACCTCAACTATAAGTCTTAATAAACTTTTCATTACTAAGAGCAAGTCTCAATTCAGTTGCCAATTGATTGGCTGATAATGAGAAAACATGAGCAGTATCTTTTTTATCGATTTTTTCAATTTCTGTTCCAACTCTTCGTAAGAATGAGCTTCAAAGTCAATTTTCTTCTCTGCAAGTTCATCAACTGTTACAGAATATTGCTTTAAAAGTTCAGTTTTATCCAAAGTTTCAATACCTCCTTTATTAACATTAACTGTTTTAAACAATTCCATTTTTTCTTGAATGCCCATAAACATCTTATCTTCAGAGAAGTGGGTCTCAATTGTCGCAGATTGCATAGCGGGGAGAACGTCATCGCCTAAAGCACAGGCACCAAAAAAGGTAAATTTAGTGAAATGAAATATGTCATCAATCCATTCTCCTTCGAAATCGCTATGTAATTCCATAGATTGCGACTTTACTATATCTCTGTTGAATATATTTATAGGATCGTTGAACTGATCTTACAATAATCGAGGTCAAGCTTCTGAATGAAATAAGAATCATCAGTTGTATGCTCGTATCCATAAAACACATCTTCTTTAAAGGCAATTAGCAGTAATTTTGTAAACTCGTGTTGCAGATTCATTACCTCTATAAGCTTAAGAATTTTTGAATATTGAGCTTTGAATGGTTTCTGAGAGAACTTATCTGTGTTTAAATCGAAGGGTTTAATGATGTAGTCAAAACGAAGCATAGTGGAGAAATACTGAACAAGACGTTTATAGTTAGGTGATGTATTGTATAAAAAACGGCTTACTCTTCGTAATTCTTTCTGGCTTTTTTGTGGATTCTGAAGATACATAATGATATTTTCTTTAGTGAAACTAGAAGAAATAACTGATTTATTGTTGCTCAGATTCATATCGTTAAGTAAAAGTTTAGAGAGCTGGGCGAAACTCGTTAATCGTTGATCCTCTTGTGGCAAATTTTCAACTCCTTTTTTTATGAAATTCGTGGTTGTTTAAACAAGAATATTTTATTCATTTCTATTTTCGGATGCTCTTTTTTGGTGATATTTTCACGTCTTAGTTGCTTTAAGTACCAAGCAAGCATCGCTATTGTTTAAGCTCTATCATCATGAACTTTATGTTTCTTATCTGGAGGCAAATCGTATCTTACTTTGGTGCTGCTACCTGAAAACTTGTAGATACTAACAAGCTCTTCTTTAGCAAGATCTATATTTGTTAAAGAAAGAATTTCCTCATCAGTAAGTTTGTATTTTTTACCTTCACCATCATCAGTAGGCAAAGTGATCTCTCCCTTGTAATCATAGGTTTCAGTGAAAGAGATTAAATTTAAGTCCATCATTTCAATTAAAGATTCAAACATATCGCTTTTAAGTTTTTGAGGGGAGAGGAGGGATAGCTTGTCAGCTGCATTGAGATATTTTGAAATATAAGATTTGTACTCATCATGTTGCTTATCAATCAAACCTCTGTGTTTTACTCCGTTTTTATCTACCCAATCTTCTAATAGTCCATCTGCCCAAGCATTCATACCGCCTCCACCGGCTCCAGCATCCAATAAAATTCTTTCTATGTTTTCATAATCAGCTGATTGAATACCGTTATAATTTATGAGCATTCGTTTAAAATCTTTAACCTGGTCAGGGGTTTTAATAGGCGTTTTCTTTTTCTTTTCTAAATCTGTCCATGAAACGTTGTTAGATATTTCAAGTCTATATCCTACGTTTTCATCATTAATTAACTCAGCAATTGTACAGACTGAATTATCGTGGTTTCTTGCAGGGTCAATAGCAAATAAGAATTTTCTATTCCCGTCATTCACAAGAACAGGGGGGCGTGTTTCAGAATTACGAATAATCATTGCACGTTTTATAATTTGGTTATCTGATCCTTCAGTTGTGAATATGTTTTTATATTCACGCATAGCTTTTTCTTTATTATCTCTCATTGCAGCATCTACAGTTTCTTGTGACAGCAAGGACACCGGATACAGTTTCCCGTTAAAGGTCGCATTAATAACAATGTCTGAGCTGATATCTGCAACAAAGTACCGTTTATCTCCTAAAAACATCTTCTTGGCAAAATCGCTGTATTTTCGATAGAAGTAGGTATCAGTTGAAGATGCTGAAGAAGCGTAAATTAATTGATTGGGCATTTGTTTAGGGAAGAGAGTGACATCTACATCGCCACCTAACCTAAAATCGCTGTTCTGAACAGCAAACGGCTCAGAAGTTGTGAATAGCTCATCGGGAGCGAAACCACTTTCATCGTAGAAATTTAGATTGGAACGTTTCGAACGGTTATTGTCAAAAGATCCGTTTAAAGAATTCACAATACTTCCGTTATAGAGTTTGTATTGGAAGGAGGCAGGGTTATGGGTAAAGCCATCAGTGTTAGCTGCACTCTTGACGGTTTCGTTATAAAAAATGTCGGTTAAGCCAGTGAAAGATGCAATTTCCCTTTTGGCTATCTTTTCGATTTTCAGGAACATTTCTTGTGACTGTGATCCAACACCGGCTAAGATGTATGCTTGAAAATTAGGTATCAAAAGACTTTTGGCCATAATAAAAGGGCTGCCCAGTGTTGTTTTCCCTGAGTTCCGCCCCATGCACCAAAGAACATATTGTTTGTACCAGCTTTCTATAAATGCATACTTCTGATAATCCAGGAGCTCCATTCCAAAGAATCTTTCTACGAATTTCACTGGATTTTTTCGTCCCCACTGAATAACCTCAGCTAGTTTTATAAATCCGTCTATTTTTCTTTGAGACATGTTTACTTTAGTCATTACTTTGCGTTCCTTCTGTCTTTCTTAAGCTGAATAGCTCTTTCTTTAACTTCCTATTTTCTTCCTCTAATGTGATCGCTCTTGAATCTAAATCTTGAATAATTTCTCTTTGCTCCATCAGCATAGATGTATAATCATTTTCATCAAACTGCAATTGATCCATGATACTTTTATTACTTTGGTCTGCTACTTGTCTTATTCCTTTTGCTGTTTCGATATCGAATTGATTAACTTCTCCTTCTTCGAATCCTTTTTCCTGAAGAGTCTTAATGATTCCAGAGAGTGTGCCAGCACCTTTGCTTTTATTGTTGTTGTGATTAACTGAAATACCGTTATCCTTAGCTAGAGCAAGCATAGACTTAAGAATTTTTTCTTTAGAGTCAATCAGTGATTTAATACCGCCAGCCTGATTTGACATATTTGCAACATCACTTGTAATCGTAGCAATTGCTCGGTTAATTTTATCTATCTGATTAAAACTCTTAACAATTTCAATTACAGCAGGCAGTTTAAAATTATCTTCGAGGGTTCCTTCGTCAAGGAAGTTGACGAGGTTGTTATACAGTAGACGCTTATCGCTTTCAATTTCACCTTCAAAAGGGTCGTATCCCAGCATACGCAATACATCTTTTTTGTTTGTATCGTCTAGCAGAATCCGATCCTCTTCTTTCTGCATAGAATCTTCATCAGTATTTAAATCGGTTTGTGTTCTACCTTTGTGATCAAATTCGCTATCTTGCCATGTTTTCATTCTATTGTGTCTAAGACCTAAATTCTTCATGTAAATAGAGAAAAGATGTCTATTCCTGTTTGCTGCTTCTTCAATTGAAGATAACCAAGTAGTGTGTAGATAAGGCTTGTCTAACATTCTCAAAAGATTTTGTATATGCGTTTGGTTTTCGATGTCGGAATCTGCAATTTTTAAAAGGCATTGTTTACAAACATGCAGTTTTTTAGTAGCAGCATGAAAAGGAGAGATAGAAGCATAAAACTGTCCTGAATCTCGTTCTTTACCGCAGCAAGTGCAAGTGATTTTTTCTGTTGTCATAATTTCACCTCCAGTGATTTTATTTGAAAACACATTTTATAAAACGCCCAGAAATAGAGAGGAAGAGGAGCGACCTCAATCACCACTGGGCGTTCTAAAAAGGTGTTTTTATTTTAAATATTCTTCAATGGCACCTAGACTAACTACCTTCTCAAAAGGAGAGTAATGTTTTGCCATGACGCTCATGTTTTTTAAATCTTCTAGAGCATATCTTCTATTAATAAAAGCTTCTCTATGAGACTCCATTACATATTTAGGATCAGCAAATGGCTTACTTACACCGTGACACGTCACCTCTTCATACACAGAAGGAATCGAATCCAATAGATACTTGTAATCAGACAGCTCCTTCATTAGTTGATCTTTGTTAATATTTCCTTTTTCATCTTCAATGATTTGCTTCCAGAACGACTCGTAAACATCTTTGTAGTCAGCCATTTATGTGACTCCAATCTAAATAAAATTAAAGTTTTAACTTAATCTAGCCCGAAATCATTTTGCACACTTGAACTTTCATATCTTTTGAAAATGAAGCCCAGTGGTTACTTAGTTCCTCGATGAATTTTTGACTGTTCATATAAAATACTCCTTAATTGTGCTTAAAGCGGATTATGTATGTAGCTTCAATACCCACGTCATCAAACACCATAAATTTCTGAGAAGGTTTAGTACCAAAGCGACCTTGCATAGCATAATCATCTGCACCAACAAGCGCTCCATTTACAACAACTGTTGTGCTGCCGTACTCTTTTTCATAGTTGTGATGGATATGACCACCAAATATGTAAGAGGGGATATATCCAAGTAATTGAGGAAGTCGTGTAACACATTGGTCAACACGATCATAATGACCATGGACAAAAACAACTTCTTGATTGTTGATCTTAGCGGGGATAAAACCATCTTGTTCTGGTTCAATAGAGACATTCTTAATATCTCTCAATCTAGCTTCAAGATACCAGTTGATAAGATACTCAAAGTTTTCTTTAATGCCAACATCATTTTTAGAAGGGGAGAGGCGACCATGATTACCAGCTACATTATAAAATTTCACTTCTTGGAATTCACTCGCCAACATAGCTAAAACTTCAGCAAGTGTTTCCGATACATACTTAATTTGTTCAACAGCATCTTCATTAGCTTGAACTCTTGTAGAAACATGAATAAGCCCACCAATTAAATCGCCGAGATTAGCAACATGCAAAGTAGAAACATGATTTTGCTTACCATATTCAATTACTTTGTTTGTGAGATGTTCTACACGCTCATTGAAAATTTCTTTATTGAATTTATTGATGCGGTTGTTAATTTCCATTCCGAAGTGCCAATCGCTGAATAGAGCAAGTCCATGCTTTTCGGTGACAGCAGGAGAAGGGAAGGTGAAGCGAAGAGGGCGTTTAGATTCTAAATTAGCAATAGCATGTACAATATCATCTTTAATTTTCTCAAAGCGAGCTTGATTGGCGATAAATTTCCGGTATTCTCTTTTTTGATCCCGAGCTTTGATTGTTTGTTTTTCAGATTCAATGCGGATTTCTTCATGTTTCTGTTGAACTTCTTTATCCACATTCTTTGAAACTATGTAATCATACCAACGTTCATATTGTTTAAAGTCCTTACGCCATTTGCTTTCATCATAGTTGGTTCCCTGATCCTTATTTAAAAGGGTAGTAATTGTTTTTGTATCAATGTGATAAGTATCTTTGTTTTTGAAAAGTCTAATATGATAATCAGTGAATGATTCGTCTTTTTCTCGTTGTAGCACAGAATTTAAAATAGCTGTCATTCAATCACCACCTAATCAGAAAGTCCTTCAGTTTCCTGAGGAGCAACTTCACTGTCGCTTTTTAACGTAAAATCAATCGGCTCTTCTTTGTTTTCAATTTCTCTTAGATATTTAGATAGTGAGTGAATATGTATTCCATCATTTTTATACTCAATAATTTGATCTTCATCTACATTTACAGTGCATTTTTTAAAAGAGTATTCTTTCTTTCCTTTAGCCAAATTCGATTCCTCCAATAATTTGTTTTATTACGTACAATAAGCTCCTTCGGAAGCCCGATGATCCGAAGCATCGGTAACATCCGAAAAGGGGATATTAAGGAGATGGAAAATAAGTCGGATAGGCGTTGGGAAAACGCCCGAAGGAGATTATTGATAACTTGCGTCCCGGAATGCATAGAAGCGCAAAAAGGCTATCTATGTTTTTATATGCTCTGGTTCTAATTGCATAATTGAACCAATAGTCTTGGCTATTCATCTGTAAAGATACTCAAGGAGTGTATTTTGAAGATGATTGAAATTTTTTGAAGAGAAAATCAAAAAAATGTCGAATAATGTAAAGTGAGAGTGGATTAACAGACCTCTATAAACATCTTGGAAGGTTCAATTAAAGAGATTGTTACTATACAGTAATCTTTATCTGCAATCTGAATAATTGTACCGACCGCAAGAGATTCATTGCTTAGCAAAAAATCTTCAGGGTCAAAACAACCCAAGAATAGTCTGTTGGTGAAAATTTCAATTTTCATTTCATTCCTCCTAAAATATAAAAAGGGGTCATAGTATGAAGAAAAGTAGTAACGAAATATTTTCGGACTTAAAATTATTTTATCCTTACCTTAGAAAAGGTCTCGTAATGCAAAAGCTTGCTTTCATCAAAAAATATCCTCAATTTAACGACTGTTACAGCCATGTATTAACCCAAAGTGACGATGAAGATAGAGCTATAAAGGTGGCGAAAACTTTAGTTAAAGGAATTGAGGAAGGTTTCTTAACAGAAATGGATTTAGATGAATTGCTCTTTCTCCTGATAGAAGACACCTTGTTTAATTCATATTTATATAAACTACAACCGGATAATATAATGTGCAGCAATGAGACCGATTTAAATCAGTTGCTTAGGAATTGGGGAGTTCCATCTGACAATAAAATACTGTCGAATGTAAATAATGAAGCTGAAAGCGACTCCGTCATTTGCGGCTATAGAAGATATGATTTTGATTGCATAAGATTGCTCTTACTTGATAAAAATCCAGTTAAAATATATAGGCAAGATGATGACGACTTATATGCTGCTTATCCGACAATAATTGATGTGGATTTTCGAAGGAATTTACTGCATATCAGGATAAAAGATGTTGACCTTATAGAAAGCAACTCAAAAGAAGTTAGTACTTTTAAGGGACGGATTGAAAACACATTAAACTTTTTATATGGTTTTGAGCCCAAGATACACTGTAAGGAAATTGACAATGTTAGAAAATCGCTATTTCTAATTGAAGAAAATTTACTCAAAGGTCAACGTGAAAAGGCTCAACAAAAATCAGCTGATTTCCAACCTGAAATTGATGCGTTTGTAGGTAAAATTCACAAAGAATTTGGCCCAGTCCATGAAGAGGGGATCACTTCTAAAGAACACATCTCTACATCAGTATTATGTATAATATCAAAAAGTCTTGATACTAATGAACAAGGCGATATTGTAGGGATTAAATTTAGAAACAAGCATGGTGAAGGAAAAGAGAACTACGCTGAGGTATCCATTATTGAAAAAGATTATAAATGTATCTCAACAGATGAACTTTATTGGATAAATTTATCAGTCCTTTTAAATCAGCAAGAGATAGAGTTTTTGAAAATAGGGAAATTGTTTAATGCTGGCTTTGTAATATTCAATTTGACAGCCTCTTTAAATACTATAAATATTAGATTAATGCAGAGATCTTCTCATCCAGATAATGAACTAGAGAGGCAACCAACAGATCATAAATATGATGAAGTAGTAGAGTTTGTAAATAAGTTTTTAAAATAATATTAACTGAACTTGTAAGATTAAGCCGCCTTTCATGAGCGGCTTATTTTATATGGTTGAGAAGGAAAGACTAAGCCTTCTCCATGGCATTTTCAGTCTCTCTTGTTTACACGCCGCATTGAGAAACAAAGCGTCTCAAACGCTCGTCATTTATTGTGCACAGTTTTCTCTGATCCGTGTAAGGAGGTATGTGCATGGCATAGGTGAGTCTCCGTTCAGAACATTGAAGGAGACGTAGCAAATAAAATAGTGAATGTGTTTTCTAGTGAAATTGAAAAGGCAAGACCGAATAAAATTCTTTTCTGTGAGATGGGAGCGGTGATCAAGCGCTCAAAAAACATTCCGCTTATTTTACGAGTATAGAAGACCCGCTAACCCGAAAAAATTTTTGGTGACCGCATAATAAACATCAAAGCTTATAAGAACATTATTTAAAGGGAAGGGAGACGCATCCACCTTACTTAAGTGTAAGCCGAAGCTATACACCGCAATTAATATTCAGGCTACATGTCACCCATAGTAAGACTATGATGGGATTCATCCTACATAAACAGCAATTTTTCAGCTTGAGTAGCAAAGGTCTTACCGACATGTTTAGCCCGATAACAGCCATTTACCCGTTTCCTTAAGATACAGACATCCGAGTTAACCTCGAACCCCCATAAATGACCATTATCCGACTAACCACAATGACCAGTTGTAGTTTTGAAGTCGAATTTATTGCTTTTGTTCTTTGAAAGTGAGAATAGACATGTTTAGAAAAAGCTTAATCCACGATGGGGCATACCCCGTAATATCCACATATTCGAATCCCTGGCATTCCAAGTCCTCAAATAAATGAATATTAGCCGAGAACTGATATCCCATATACCAATAATCAGCTTTTTATTGACAACACCCCCATGCCGTCAATAAAAGAACTCTAATTAATTAACCCGGAGATGAATGAAGGAGAGGATTTGCACCTCTCATGGATGATAATGTGAAAAGAGGGGAGGGCGATAATTTCCTCCATAACTTCTAACTCTGTCACTTTTAGGAGCATAAGCTCTTTGTGACAAAGCGTGCAGGTAGCCTTTCCTGTCGTCCTCATTAACTTTTATTAAGCTTTCACTGCGTCTTTGAGAGCTTTAGCAGCCTTGAAGGCAGGTGCTTTTGTAGCTGGGATATCAATTTCCTCACCTGACTGCGGATTTCTCCCTTTACGTGCTGCACGTTCACGAACTTCAAATGTACCAAAACCAGAAACCTTAATTTCTTCACCTTTTGACAGTGTTTCTGCAAGGACTTCAAATACTGCTTCCACTTTAGGTGTAGCTTCTTTCTTAGTAACTCCTAATTTTTCTGCAACTGCTCCAACTAATTCTGCTTTATTCATGTTTAAATTCCTCCTAGTGATTTTGTTTATTTTTGTGAAAAAATATAATTACGGTAACGTTTGTACTTTTTTTAAAAACGGGAGACTTACTGGCCCTTTTATGTGCCCTTTTATGTGGAAATTAGCTTTCTTTCTCCCTTATGACGATTATCTCTAAAATGGCTGTCAGCTCAGTCATATCAAGGGGTTAAGGCACTTTTTTTACTAAACTTTTTTCGGTAAAATCGCTGTAGCCCTTGGGAGAGTAAGGCTCAAAGCACTTTCTAAATGCTAACAGTTTCTTTTCTTTTTCTTCGCATTAAGTTTTTTTGGTATTTCCTTCTCTCAATTTTGGAGCAATCTGTGCATTTTTTCTGTCTATTTGTTGAAGCTTTAAATAATTTCCCACATCCAGTACATTTTTTAAACTGCTTGAAATTGTATTCTAAGTTAAGCAGAATTCTTTCTCCAAAGCACTCCCACAAAGTCGATTTAAATTTGCTTTTCTTCTTATACAGATGCTTTACTAAAACATCTGCAACGTATTGTTCATCATTATGTACATTCAACAATCTTTCTTTGATAATCTTATAGACATAAAGTTTTTGTCCAGGTTTAACATCTTCATCGTTCATAATCCATTTCTTGTTCCGATCGAGCCGTATATATTCATTTATAATAGCTTCATCGAGTTTAATCTCTTTGTTTTTAAGTAAGAAACGGTAATCAAATTTCCCGGCAACTGCAGCAAAGTTAATTCTGTAAGAAGGGATAAGTGAATCCAATTTGTTTACGGTGCTTTCATTGACCGGCTCAACGCTGTGATCTTCCTTATCCTTTGCTTTAATGAAGAAGTAGGGGACTTTGTTTTTTATATAATCTTTGATTTTCCCATCAACATGATCGGGACGAGTAGGCATGAAAAGCGTCTTTGCAAAGTCAATAGTGAAGTTGTTTTCCATGCATAGCCACTTGATCACATCTAAGTTTATATTGTCACTGTTCCATATCTTAGTGATGTTGTTACTGTATTCTCCAATATTGATGCCATAAGCAAGGGTCAGAGCTTCATAAACGTTCTTGCTATTAATCTCTTGTTTCTGGGCTACTGACATTTCATAATACAATGGAACGATGTCCTTCATATTGCGCTTTGCAATATTAACGATTAACTCATCAGATATGATTAAAGCTTTATCTCCGTCATTGTCAAACTGCAGAAGCTTTGAGATCGGATCATGAATGCTGGTGTATACACCTTGGGTAATAAACCACTTTTCATATTCCTTGTCTCTCTTGTTCAACCTTACTCCATGTTCTCTGTATAGGTGAGGGGAGCGGAGGATATCAATATGGCCTTCATTGTATAAAGAGCAATAGACATCGTTGGCTGAGAGTAAACCCTTCGGATTTTCAATATTTAGAAATAATTTTTCGCAGAAAGCATACAAATCAGGGCATAAATATGTATAACGGGAACCGTCTACGAGGAATTTTCCTGATTTAGCATCCTTAATCATACTTTTCTTTTTATTTTTGATGATTTCTTTTGTATGATCATCGTTAAGCAACTCAGGATATAAAAGAAGTGCCTCCTGAAGGCTGTCTTATTTTTATTCTTCTCTGTAGCCCCTAAAACTCTCATCATGGTTTCCTTATCAGTGCCCAATGTAGTAATTTCATTAACTGTTTGATCACTGATTTGTTTTAGCTCTTCCTCTGTGATATCAGTTAATGTTTGTAGCATTTGATATGTCAGCTTTCCTTCAACAGAAGGGTCTTCTTCGTTAAGCTTCGCCCCTAAACATCCGTATTTTTTATATTTATCCTGATATTCTTTCCATGAAGAATAATACTTCCACATCTTGAACTGACTCTTAGTGAAGATTACTTGGATATCATCATTTACAATGTCCCATTCCTTCCCGTAAACGTCTATTACTTTACATGAATTGTTTTCTTCAGCAAACTTACGAAAATCAAACGGGACTAACAATCCCTTTACCCAAGGGAGTCTGACCATGAAGCTTTTACGACTTAGAGTGGGAAGTATCATTCCGCAACCATCTGTATGCTCAATGGGAATGTCCATTGTTTTACGGGTAATCTCATAAGAGTCACGGTCAATATAATCGACAAGACTAGACACATTAGTTTCTAAATCATTAACAACGATTGCTTTATCAATGTCGACTTGCCAAGGGCTACTGGCGCTGTTTGACAATGCCATGTAGCTATTCCATTTGTTTATGCTGCTACCACCGAGAGAGTTGATATTTTCAATGCTTAGTCCGCATGTTAGAGCATTTTGGTATTTGTCATAAGTACTCTTTTTTATAAAGCACGACTTTTTTGTTCTAATTTGGCCGGCACTGCTAGTGAAATAAACATACTTCTCATTGTTATGTATAAAACCTTTGTCAATTATGTCCTCTAAAACTTGAAAGTGATATGTCTGAACCACCATAATGTCTAGAGAAAGTGTATTTTCTTTGATTCCTAAAGTACGTGTGAGGACTGAATCGAATAAAGAAATCACATTATTATCTTTTAAGCAGTCTGACCTGAGTGCTCTTATTTGATTGTGCTCTTTAAAAGCGAGATAAAGACGTTCTCTAAGATTGGCTATACGTTGGGTTATGTATTTTTTATGTTTTTTTTGATTGTCTTCAAGTTTTTTGAGGTAATCTCTGTATCTATAAGACTTTAATATCTTGTTATGTAAGGCGTTTTCTTTATCATTATAAAAAGCTGATGTGTCTACACTGTAAATATGAACTTGTTTTGACAAGCTTTCATTTTTTCCTCTCAATAAATTTCCTCCTGACCACCACTGTTGAAACACTTATATTTCATTTTTGTTATTAATAGTTGCTCTTTAAATATTTATAAACGAGCAGTTTGTAGGTACCGCTGTCCTTATTAATTGTGCCAAACAATTTGTAGTCCTCATAAAGCTCTTTTTCATTTTGGGTAGCACTGTTATCATGGACAAGAGTTTCCAAAAATTCAATCACATGACTAATCATATAAGTTTTTCTCATTTTACACCTCCTCTATCAATCTGAGTTTATTATATACTTATATTTTATATTCATCTATGGGTTTTTGAGCTGATTTTTAATCCAGCTTAACTAATACAAATATCTTTGATATCACAATTCAATATTTCTGCGATTAAGAAGAAAAAAGGGAACACAAAAATTAAAGAAACAATTGTTTATAAGACTAAGAATCGACGCAGAGAAGATTTATTTAAACCGAGAAAACTAGAGAGGAAAGAATCAAAAAGAACCTCAGATATGGAGGCGTTGAAGAAATTAAAGCGGTAATTTTTAAGGGGAATTTTTATTAAGATTAATGTAACTTTCCAAATATTTAAACGTTCTAAATTATGAAGGT